TCTAAAACAACTTTCTTCAAAATGGGTTGCCGGTTGGGGGATGGAAACCACTTGATGCCGAGTACGGCTCATGGAAGTCGGTGAACTTCCCTGGAAGGGGGCCGATGATTCGAAGTGGGAAACTGTTCACGTCATTATCGGAACTAAGAGGCAACCCAAACAAGATTGATAAAAAAGAGGCAACGTTTGGAACGAATATCAAATATGCTGAATTTCATCAGTCCGGAACACGCAACATGCCTGCTCGTCCGGTTGTTTTTGTAACCGAACAATATGAGCGCAAATGGGCAGATGACGCAGCGGAACACGCAGCAGGGTAGGTAGTTCGTGGCGATTGAACCCATGCATGGACCGCATTACGCGAAGTCTTATGTCAGTGCTTACCTGACGGCAGATTTGCCAACCCGTCTTTTGAGTTACAGAAATGCTTGGTCCGTTGACGACATAACCTTACCGAATCCAGTTAAGTACCTTACCTATGAACCAATAGCGCTAGACGAATGGCCAACAATCATCACTACCGCAACGTCGATGACTGGCTTGGAGAGAATAAGTCACGACCGAGGAAACCCCCTATACCGTGTTAGGTATGCGATGCGCACCTATGTGTGGGTGCGAACTGAGCAGTCGCCAGAAGCGACGCTCATGCGCGACAGAATGACCACTGTTGTCAGGTCCGCACTCCTTGATTACCCATGCCTAAAAGCAACTGACCCACGACAAACATTTAGGGTAACCATTGACGAGTCGTCAATCAGGGAAGAATATTCCGACCTAACCCTCCTGAAGGGGGACCGTGTCCTTGCTGGCTCATACATCTCCTATGACTTGGATATTGACGAAATTGTGATGCGCGAACCCATTGGTACCCTCACTCAGTTTGACCTTACATTCATTCAAAAGGGCATCACCGAGACGCGCTCAAGCAATATCACAAATGCCGTTAAGACGGGCACAAGCATTGTATTTACTGCATCTAATAATTTTGTGACAGGGCAGAAGGTGACGATTGTCGGCGTTTCCCCGAGCATGTACAACCTGGTTCAGGCAACGATATCAGCCCGTACCGCAACGTCATTTACCGTTACTGGCGTATCTGGAGCATTCGATGCATATGTCGGCGGTGGTGTGGCATATGCTTACTCGACCATTGCTTAGCAATGATGTAATATTGCGTATCGCACAACAACTGGAGAATTACCATGGCTCAGGAAATCATTTTTCTAACTGGCGCACATGAGGCAGATTTTTATTTAGATAAAGGCTTTCTTGTCATACATAATCCCAATCAATTCATCGTTCGTATCACAACGGAGGGCGCGAATATCCGCCCACAACGCTGGGTGGCAGTGAGTGAGTCGGACCCGTCCATAGAGGAAGAGGAAGCGCGGGGAACAATCACCGTTTTACGCAAGACCGCGCCCGCACCCAAGAAGAAAGCAAAAGAGCCAGTAGCGGAAGATGTTGTTGAAACTATTCCACCTACGCAAGTCGATGCTTCAAATGATGCTGATGAAAAGAAAGATGTTGAGGTGCATCAAGAGAGTTGATATTTTGGTATCCTCTAAGTGCGCACTCTTGTCGGTATTGCATGAAAGCAACTAAACAGAAACGCAATAAATAGCGAAACCAAGGAAGGTTCCATGCCTGGTATTCAGATTTCAACAGCAGTAAGAACGGGTCCCTCAAACTCAACGGTCCGCGAGTCATCGCAGGCATTCTTTGTAGGCGAGGCCCTGCGTGGACCGACTAATGAGGCTCGCCTCATTACCAGCCTAGAGCAATTTGAAATTTCTTATGGCGGATACGACGGAACGTACCTTCACCCAACCGTTGAGGCATTCTTTGAGGAGGGCGGCACTCAGTGCTACGTGGTGCGTGTCGAAGGCTTGGTCTCGGGTTCTGCGGCAGTCGCCGCAAGTGCAACGCTCGACAACAGCCTCGCAACCACATCGACCGCCATTACCCTCACTGTAGATGGTCCTGGAACTTGGGCAAACGGCGCTGGCTCTGCTGGTTCATATACAGGTCTCCACTACGACGTTGATGCGGGAGCAGACACATCCAAGAGAATCATCAAACTATACTTGGACGGCGACCTCATCATGACGACCGGTGCATGTGCATCAACTGCTGAACTAGTTGGTAAGATTAACTCTCACCCAGTTGCCTCGCTGTACCTGACTGCTACTGAAACGAATGCTGGAAGCACCGCAACGGCGAATAGCATGCCCGCAGCAACCGGCTCCCTGACCGCATTCAGCAGCGGAACCAACGGAACCTCATCAGTAACGAACGCCCAATACATCTCGGCGCTCGAGTTGTTCCTTGACTCATACGGCACTGGTGTTGTCGCTTGCCCAGAGGTTGCAGAAACATATGCTTCTTCAGCCCTCAACACGCTTACCCAAGCACTCATTACGCATGCCAACACCTATAACCGTCTGGCCTTCATTCATGCGGGTGGGTCGGCAACTGCTTCAGATGCACGAACCATCGCTCGAGCCATTCAGGCTCTTGACCACTCCGAGCATGTGGCCGTCTTCTTCCCATGGGTATATGCGCCAACTGGAGTGAGTGGAGTTAATCGTCCGATTCCTCCAACCGGATATGCCGCTGGAGCACGCGCACGCGCCCACAATCAGGTGGGGCCACACCAGCCCGGAGCGGGAATCATCTCAGATGCACGCTTCATTAACGGCGTCTTCACATCGGTAGATAAGGCGACTGGCGACCTACTTGATGATGATTGCGTAAATGCCATCAGAATCATCAATAACCGTGTTCGCATCTACGGTGCCCGGTCCTGCTCAATTGATACGCAGAACTTCCGTTACATCAACGCACAGGATGTCGTCAACTTCGTTGTTGTTGAGGCCAACCGTTCGCTCGAGGATGTCCTCTTCGGGGTAATTGATGGACGCGGCGGAATCTTTGCCTCGGTTGAGGCTCGGCTAATTGCCATCATGGAGCCCCTGCGTACCCTGGGGGCGCTGTATGAAGCGTTTGACGTAACTGGGCGTCGCGTTGACTTCGGCTATACCGTCAAGTGCAACGAGGCGCTTAACCCACTCGCACAACTTGTCAACGGCACAGTAACTGCCAGAGTCGGTATGCGAGTATCGGGTATTGGGGATTCAATCCAGGTTGACATCATCAAGTCCAATCTTTCTACCTCGGTGGTATGAGTAAGTCCTATTAGTGGAGGCTTTAAATGGCAAAGGTATCTCAGCGGCAAATTCTGGCGGACATCAGCCCTCTTAACACCAATCACCCCAAGTGGATTGGCTTTAAGTTTGCTCAGGTGTCCGGTGGCGAAATCACTGCTTCCGTCGAGAAGATTTATGAGGGTGGAGCGCGGTTCCCAACGGTGCTTTGTGCCCCCTTTGAAATCGGCGACATTACACTAACCGCCCACTATGACGACGAGTTTGCGGGGGACCTATCCAACAACCAGTTCGGCATTGCTCGCAAAATTCGCGACATGCGCCAACTGGTTGGCAAGGCTTACTACAACCTCAATATCAAGACATACAACTGCGATATTGAGGAAATTGGCAATGACCGCGTTTATGCCGGTGCCCTGCTGGTAGGTATTACTGAGCCTGACGGCGACTCGTCCTCTGGAGCACCAGCAACCTTTTCGCTTACTTTTAGCATCTCCACTGTTGTCTGATTCCTGATTCCCAGGAATGACAACAGAAAAAACTGGGTAGTTGCGCCACGCTGAGGGTGCCTGTGCTAGTTTTCCCATCATGAGTGAAAACCCCCTTTACGAAGAAGCAGACCAGGCAAAACCCACTAAGGGTAAGTCCTCGAAGTCAGAGAGCCCACTTGACAGACTTCTTGCCGTTATCTCCTCCAAGGTGGAGATTCCACCGGTCCTGCTCGAAGTCCCCTCTCGTCCTGGTGTCAAACTGCGGATTTCCCCCAACGTCTCGCAACAGCAAATTCGCTCATGGCGCAAGAATGCTGGAGAGGACTCCAAGCATGGAATGGATTCCACGAAGTTTGCCGCATATGTGATTGGCAATACCACCATCGGAATTGTCATTAACGAAGAGGATGTAGAAGAAGATGGTCATGCCGTCAACTTTGCGTCCCCGTCGATTCTTGCTGCGACAGATACTGCACGCCCTGTGCCGGATGCGGTACGGGCATTCTTCGGTGTTGATGCCCACGTTGAGTCTGCGGCACTGGCAATCCTGGACGCATCGGGCTATGGCGATACGGTGGAAGTTGAGGACCCTATGAAGGGGTCTTCGACGAATTAATCGAAGACTCCTTCGTAAGAAGTGCTGCCCGGCTTGGCGAATTGTGGCATGTCAATCCAATAGAACTATTATCATTAAATGATGATGAATGGTTAATATTGATGGCTTGTGCTAAAGTTATAGAGCAAGACCGCCAGGAGCAGGAGCGCCAATCTAAGAGTAATCGCCCCTGATAGAAGCCTTTATTGAGAGGTGGGGCCAATGGCCGCAACTTCAACTTTAACTCTCAGGGTAAAGACTATTGGCGACCGGTCAATCGACTCGGTAACACGCAAACTCATAAAGTTGCAGGCAGTACTACATGGCTATAATGCCATTAGTACGAGAAGTATTGAAGCAACCAATGTAAAGTGGAAAAAACATTTTGACGCAGTTGATAAAGGCATCAAGATGTTCGGTGGAGCGCTTATTAAGTTAGTAACAAAAAGCGCGAAACTGGCCGCCTTGGAAATCGGCTTGCTTGGCGCGGCGATGATGGGTGTCCACGCTGCATTTGTTCTCGGCAATGGCACCATGAAGGCGTTTAGGTGGCTTGCAACAGGGGCTGCGGGTGCAGTAGCCGCACTTACGATAGCGGCATCAACGGCGGCTGCAGCGATACGTGAACAGCAGATGGCGATGTATGCCTTCAAAGGCGGAGGAAACTATCAGGCCGCTTCTGTACTAATGCGCCAACTTGCATCGGATGCTGACATGGCTTCTGTTGGCGCCGAAAATCTTCAGGCAGCCTTTGCTGCGGTATCCAAGACATCCACGTTCACTGCTGGCTCAGCCAATCTTCTCAAGGGCCTAATGGACTTTGCGAGTGCTGGGAAGCCCCTTGAAGAGGGCGTCAAGGCTGCGGGAAATCTTATTGCCAAACTTCAAGACCCCAAGGCCACATTCGGACAAATTAGTGAGGCCGCCAAAGAACTGGGTCCAGAAATGGAGAAAGCACTAAAGGAGGCGGGCGGCAAGGGTATCAAAACGGCAGAGCAACTAAAAAAGGCCATTCTTGATGGAACACTTTCTGCTGCCGGTGGAGTGCAGGGGCAATTTGATGCCGTCAATGGAACATTAATCAGTCGTTTCAAGGCAACCTTTGCAATTATCAAGAATGACTTTGCCGACTTTGGTGAACCGTTCCTCAAGCCAGTAAAAGACCTTCTTGAAGATATTTCCCGCACATTCAAGCGTACCTTTGACAGGGTTTCTGGCGAAATTGCAATGTTTGCCAATGCTGGATTCTTTGAAGAGATAGGTGGATTCACGGAGAAGATTAGTGACTTCTTCGTTAACTTTATCCGCGAATACTTGCCCAAGGTCGATGGAATGTTTGCAAGCCTCGGAAGTTGGTGGGACCGCTTCAAAGAGGGCTGGAACACGATTTTGGACAAACTGCGTCCACTTATCGCCGGAGCCAGGGTCTTTGAAGAAACATTAATGCGGGTCTTGCGCCCGATTGGCGCACACCTTTCCGAGGCTTTCATTGGCTTCAATGAGCAAATTGTAGCCAATGAAGAAAAGTTTTATGCCTTCGGTGATGCGGTCGGACAGTTCATTGGTGTTATCTCCAAATATGCCAAAACGGTCAGGGAAATTTTTATTGATGCACTCCCATTCATTACCAAAATTATTAACGGTTTGACTCAGATTGTTGATTTGTTCATGAGCCTTCTGGGTGGCTTTAGGGACCTATTCGGTGGTGGCGGTCTTGGCTCATTCATGCTCATAGCCAAGTTGCTCACTGGTGGACGAGCGATGAAAAAGACAACTGGTGGTTTTGTCTATAGCGCAAACGCTAAAGACGTTACTCCAGGTGCTAGTAGTGGCCCACTTACCGGACAAACGGAAGGGGGCAACGTTACGGAGGGGGCCAAGAGACGCGCCAAAAATCTTGAAACAATTGCTTCCAAAGTTCAGAACCAGAGTGTTGTTCAAATGAGGGTTGGCAACATGACGGTAATGAGTCAATCGGACAAGGCAACCGCGGCGGCCAGAGCACAACAACAGCAACAGAAACGTGAAGCAAATCGCGAAAAGCGACAAGCAAATATTGCAGCAGCAAAAGCCGCGGCAGCAGAACGAAAACTTCAGGAGGCCGGTACATCAATGCGTTCTGCAGCGGGAGGCACTGCGGCAGCGGCGACACGGTCACGACTTGATGCTGCTAAGGAGAAGTACGATACCGCAAGCGGAGGAATAAGCAAATGGCGGGCAGGGAGAGAGTACAGGCGAGCAGCCAAAGCAGACTTTGAAGCAAACCGAGGAACAATTACGTTACCCCAGTTGGGTGGGCCTGACGCAGTATACAAAAATAACTGGTGGACTAGAAATGTCCGCATGCCCGCATCCATGAAGGCAGAGATGGATGAGCAGATGAGGGCACAGCAGCAGGCCGCCGGGGTGGGGATGGGGCCAATGGCAATGTTGCGCTCTGGGCAGCAAAAAGTTCGTCAAGCGCGTGAGTCAATGTTGTATAAGCGCGTGTTTGGCGGTGACATTGGCACAAAAAACAACCCACGAGTAGTAAAGGGCATCAATAACTCAATGATGGCTGGCATGGGCGCCAGTATGGGTCTTGGCCTGCTATCCAATGTGATGCCAAAGGAATCGCAAGGTGCCTTGGCTCTTGGTAGTGCTGTAGCCATGGTCAACCCAATTGCTGGACTTGCTGTCGGCGTTATTGGTGGCGCAATCATGGGTATTCGCGGTGCTACTAAGCGCAAGAAGAAAGAAGCCATTGCCGAGGCCAAAAAGCAGGCACAGGATTTTATGGAAGGTGTGGTTGGTTCATATACGGACAAGATGAGAGAGCAGGTTCAAAAGGGCACGCTCACTAAGCAGTCCATGCAAAATATGCGACAGACTCGCAAAAACCAGTTTGCGGAACGCCAGCAACAACTTGATGCCATCATTATGGGCTCCCTTAATGCGCGAGGCAGGCGGTCACTGGAAATTGGTTCTGGGGCGGCCCAGGCAACTACGCCTGGGGAAAAGGGTGCTACATCTGCTGCGGAACTCGCGCGATTGGACCTTAAGGGTTACGACATCATGGACAGTGATGCCCTAAAGGAAATGGCAAAAAGTCAAAAGATGACCGGTACGGGAATCTTTGGCTCACTAAGTGACGAGGCATACAAGGAGGCCATGAAGAACCCAGATGCCTTCATTGCTGCTCAAAGAGAAATTAATGCCGTACAGGCAGAGGCATTCGACCTCGTTACCCAGTTTGGTGACCAGCGAGCAGGAAGCATTGCCTCATCGCTAGGGAAAACCGAACTAGAGATTCGCAGGTTGGCCGATGCTACTGGTGTCAATCTTCACGATAGTGCTCAAACAACTCGCGAACAGGTAATGAAACTCGCTGAGGCAATGGTAAATACAACACAAGAATTGCGTAATGCTGCGGCCGATGTATTCGCGACCGGAACAGATGTTTTTAGGAAGTCTCGCGAAGCCAAAGAGGGTAAAGCAGCACTAAACGAAGAGTCATTTGCCATACGTGGACAGATAGATGAATTCCTCAAAGGCAATATCTTTGATGCTGGTGCACAAGAAAATCTAGATAAGGGCCTGTTGACATATTTTGAAAATTTTAGACAGAATCTAATTAACTTTTATGGTGGCGACACAATGTTGGCCGACCAGGAATTTAATAAACTAGTTGGTAGGGGTGGCACAGCATTCACTCAAGAGGGGGGCCCACTTCAGGGGCAGGAGGCTCTAGTTTATTCCCTAGTCGGAGAAGAACTCAACAAGACCATAGGTGCTGGGCGAGAAAGCGGAATTAACAATATTGAGGAATTCCTGCGTGCCAACTTTCTAGAATCTGGATTTGAACTTGGGGGGAATGTTGAAGGAGTGGCGCAAGGACTATATGGGATGGATGCTAGCAATAGACAAATCCTAATGGATATGATAGAAAATGCAAACCTTCAGGATATAGGTTCGCAACAAAACATTCTTGATTTAATCAAACAGGCAACTGGTGTTGGTAATTTAACTGCCGCTACATATGTTGAGCCACAATTAGAGGCTGCAAAGAAAATGTCAGAAGCAGCAGATTTGTTTAAGGGTTCGGTAATGTCATTCCAAGAAGCAAGCGAAGCAATTGTTACCGAGTTGGGTGGAGGCGAAGCAGCGAGAGACCGACGTTCTCCATTCGGGGGTATCGGAGATTCGCTCTCATCCTCAATGGGCAGAACGCTCTCCAATCACTCAGCAATTAATTCTGGACTCCCTGGTCGCCGTACTATAACCTCTGGATATAGAGATTATGCACTTGGTTCATTGAAGTCTGACCATGTAACTGGTCGTGCGTTGGACATTGTTGGCGACAACCTCGTTTCATACCGCGACAGGATGAGCGCTGCCGGTGGACTCGCTGAATTCCACGGCAAAGGCGACTCAAGACATCTGCACGTAGTACCACCACAGTCTGGGCGCATCGGTGATTCCATGACCGCCGTTTCTGCTACATCTTCGTCTGTATCTTCTGGTGGTGGCCGTGGTTCTTCTGTTTCCAATACAAACAACTTCTACATCACGGGGATAAATGCAAATGAAATTGCGGAAGCAGTCATGACAAAAATGGCAATGGTCAACAAGAGTAATGAGGAACGCCGATGACAACTAAATCAGCGGTTGATTGGCCTCGTGGTTTCGCACAGAGGCTGGACTCATTCGCCACATCCTCCGTGCGTGGGCAGTCATTTGCTTATCAGCCATCGACAACATCCAGCGGTTCTGTGTCTTCCGGAGCCGCTGTGAGTGGTAATTATGCTGAATACAATAAAAGGATAAGACCCCCATTCGCAGGAGTTAAGCCAACTGATGTTATTGTCAAAAAATACACCACATCCTCTCCTAATAATAAAAAATATTACTACTGGGTAAATATCACAACTGGAGCAGTGTACGAAAGCGACCCGCGGCCACCAGGAAAACCCCAGGCCGCCCCCCCGCCAGCAAATCAGACATTTGTAAAAACACGGTGGATTGGGCTTGCTTTCCCCTCGGGTCTGGGTAGTCCTTATGGCAGTTCGCCTCCTATCGCCTATCAACTATGGGTGGTTCAGGGAACAGCAATTAATGAAGAAGATGCCAGCAATGCCTATGTCCGTCGTGGTGGTGCATTTTCGGTGAGCGGGGGAAATGAGTGGTTTCAAACTTTTCCGTCCATGCAGAGGAGTGGGCAACGATATGCGCCACGAAAAATCGGATTAGCCTACAGAAACGATGCCGAAATACTTCAATACCAAACAGAACTTGTCACTAAATATGGTCAGGATTTTTTTCAGGAAATTAATCGACTAAACGCCAGTAACTTCGACTGGACAAATTCTTTTTATGGAGGCGGCGCTGGGGGCAATGGTAGTGACGGCGCGGGTATATATGGGGCTGACTGGTGGGGCGCCACTATTGGGGCAGATATTTTAGTTAATGGTTTAGTAACGACAGGTACTGGCGGTGGTTCTGGGCGCGGGTCTCGCGGGAGAGACAGCGGTGTTCCGGCACCACCCGAACTTCCAATTCCAGCCATCACCATTACGACACGTATGCCCAAGGGGTATGTGGGTCGCGGTTCCCCAAGGGGCGCCAAACCCCAAATGGTCCAGAGATATCAATTTGAGACCACTAATGCCGATGGCGACACCGTGATTGAGTATGCGGACGATATACATTTCTTTCGCTATGTACCACAGGGCATAAAGTACAGCGGGCTTTCCGGTCAATGGGTTGAAGTTCCACGAGCGGAGGATATCCCATTTGTCGATTGGGCGAGTTGGCAACTCATGAAAGTCTCTTTTTCGTTCATCGTTGCTGATGAAAGGACAGAGCCTGGTGGGGCCATTGTCCCAGATGGTCTAGAAATATCAGTTGATGGACAAATAGAGCAATTGCGCAGAATGGCGCAACGTAAAGTACCGGTCACACTAGTCAACTTTGATGAAATGTTAACTTTTCAATTGCGTAGAGGTAGTTTGAGAAACAATGGAACCGAAGCACCTCAGCCAAACATGGAGTTCGTCATTACTGATTTCAGCGTCACCGCTACGCGACGTACTGCTGTTCCTGCGACGGGGGGTTCATCATCGCCATCACTGATTGCGGTGGCCCAGTGCGAGATAACACTCACCGAGATACCTGTAGAAACTGTGGGAATTATTGCACTACCGCCAATCACCACGCCAGGGCTTCCACCATCTACCAAGAAACCCCCAGGTACCAATGGGCAGAGATATGAATATATTACGGATATTATGGCATCGCCAGATAGAGCATACAATTCATATCTTCCAAATGACAATATCCAGAATACACCGGGGACGTAATTATGCCCGAAGTAATTAAATCCGAATATGGAACGACCATTTCTGATGCTGCGTATTTTGGCTCAAAGGATGATTTGTCGTTTCAACTGGGAATTGCTGATTTTGCAACAGAACAAATTGGACACATATCTCGCGCCGTCCAAAGTATAAACGTAAGTTATTCAATGGACATGAGTCCACAAGTAACTGTTCAAATGTTTGATGTAAATATGCAAATGTTGGAAAACAATTATTTTAATGTTGGCAGAGTATATGTTTACAAAACTGAACGCCGTGTGGAAATACCACTTGAAGAGGTATTGAGCAATTCTGCGTCTGCGGCAACGAATACGCAAACGTCAGTCACTCCGCCACCCCCCAATAGTTTGGGCGATGTGCGATATGGATATAAGCGCTTCTTTTATGAAGTTGCGTCATTGAGTGTTGGCCCTGGTCAAGGTTCATCTCCATCGATAACTCTTGAATTACGAGCCAGACCAATCATGCAAATGAAACGAGACAGGAACCCAGGTGCCCTCAAGGAAACATCGCCAGAGGTTTTCGTACAACAAGCCGCCCTGAATTATGGGTTGGGATTTTATACCGAAAAACCAACAAAATCAAAAGTTAAGATAAACAAAGCCAGCAATGATAAGCGTGCGGATTCGTTGTGGGATGTATTGTCCAGTCTGGCCAATGAGGCAAAATTCTCATTGTTTGAGTCAGATGGTGTATTGATTTTTGCGTCAATGCGCCGTCTCTTTGGTCTTTGGGGACCAGAACAAATGAATGCATATGTAGTTGACGAAAAAAAGAATTTACCAGTTCTCAGACAAATGAATTCATGGTACGTGAAATGGCCATTGCCTGCCCCCACTGGGCAATTGAGTGACACGGCTACGATTGGCGGGATACGTCAGACACTCAAATTTGCTCGATTGCTTATCCCACTCCAAATGCCGACGTTTAGGCGCTCGGACAGTGATGTGTATCAAGTTGAGGGGTCATTATCGCTTGACAGACACAATGCGATGGTTCTTCGTCCTGGAATGACAATTTATGTTGACGGAGTTCCAACATTTGAGGACTTTTATATTATTACTGATGTCTCGTTTGAGCATATGTCAACAAATCCAGTACAAGTTTCATTTAGGAAGCCTGAGCGCGAAGACAAATATATTACCGATATTCCAATTGGTCCATTTGGTGACTATGGCCTCATGGATGTGAGCAATTAATCATGGCACTTAATCCACGAGCAAGCAGGTCGGGAAGCGCCAATTCAAGTGGTGAGCCTGGGGGCATATTCCAGGGCAAGATTACACTTGTTTACAACGATGGTACAGTTCGTGTATTCGTCAAGTATCTGGGGATAAATGTCGGCCCTTGTCGGATTGCCGGAAAGCAACATGACGAACAATTTCAAGTCAATGACGAGGTTCTTGTTGGATTCCTGGACAATCTAAAGAGTGAGATGGTTGTTATCGGGCGCCTGACTGACCGCCCTGGTGCCGAAGCAGCAACAACCGAACCGATAGGCCACCAGGACAAGACGGAAAGCACAATATCCTTTGTCAATGCGACTCGTGTCTTTACAATTGCACCAGTTGGTGACTCGTTTACGGTCTGGTGCACCGGAACGCGTTATGTAAAAACGTCAGCAGAAAGCATTACGTTGCCAGCAACGTCTGGTCTTTACTACATTTATTACAGCGCAACTGGTGTCCTGTCCTATAAAACAACGTATTTTACGTGGGACCAAGACGCACCGACCGCATATATTTATTACAACTCAGCAACTGGTGCCGCAGAGTTTTTTGCAGACGAACGACACGGAGTGACGCTTGATTGGGCAACACACGAGTATCTACACAGAACACGTGGGGCATCGCTCGCTGACGGATTAGGTGCATCTGGGTACACCCTCGCTGGCACCGGAAATAGCAATGCGGATATGCAAATATCCATTGCCAACGGAACATTTTTTGATGAAGACCTTGAAGTAAATATTACTCATAGTGCAACACCAACAGCCAATACGTGGGAACAGCGCCTGCAGGGGCCAGCCTATATCCCAATGTTTTATCGTTCTGGCGCAAATGGTTCTTGGGTTATGGATACCGCCACCGCATATCCGGTCAAGTACGGAACAGCACGGGCGACATATAACCTAAATAGTTCCGGAACCTGGACCACTCCGGACATAACTAGCGGTAAGTTCGGAACCACATGGATTGTCGCTACAAATAACCTAAACGAGCCAGTTATCGGAATCATGGGGCAAACCCAGAGCGACAATATTGGGCAGGCAGAAGACATTTCATACGCCGACCTGGACCTAGACGGGCTGCCCATTGTAGAGATTCGTCCGCTGTATAAATTAATTTTTGAAACGAACACCACCTATACGAATGCAGTAAAAACACGCCTTGCTGGTATCGCAGATATTCGTGCCAGCACATCAGTTAACATCGACATCGGAGCAGCAGCGCTCTCGTCGCTTACTGATGTGAGTCTCGGAGCCACTGCTACCAACGACGTTTTTTCTTATAATGGCTCGGCTTGGACAAATACGAATTCGATTAATATTGCATCTCTAGTCGTAGACACATCAACGCTTGTTGTCGATTCCATCAATAATCGTGTTGGCATTGGCACTGCTTCGCCGTTATCACCACTCCATATTGCGGATACAAGTGGCTATGGTATTCGTATTGCCACCACGACCAATCTTGGTTTAATTGGTTCTGCGGGCGAATCAGATGCCTTACGTATTAGTGGTGGTATCCCTGACCAAGTAAACGTTGGCGGAAATATATATGTATACGGAAATACTCATGCTACTCGTGCGGCTGATGTGGCGATTCAGTCAAATGGTAATGAAATTATCACTGTTGATGGGGCTACTTTGCGTGTGGGTATTGGTACCACTTCGCCCGACGAAGCACTGGATGTACGAGGCAATATTGCCCTAACGGGGTCCGTGGTTTTTGAAGGCGCTACAGCAAATATTCATGAAACAACACTCACTGTTGTGGACCCCACGGCAGACAGAACAATTACGCTGCCAGACACGACTGGAACCGTCGTAACGACTGGCGATACTGGCTCCATTACGAGCACAATGATTCTGGATGGAACCATCGTTGATACCAAACTTGCAACAATTTCGACCGCAGGAAAAGTCTCAAACTCGGCCACAACAGCAACGTCATCAAATACGGCAAGCGCAATCGTTGCTCGTGATGCGTCTGGCAACTTTACTGCTGGGACAATTACGGCAACCCTAAGTGGTTCTGCCTCAACGTTGACAACAACACGGACAATCTGGGGACAAAACTTCAATGGGAGCGCCAATGTTTCTGGTGCACTAAGCGGTGTTACTACCTTAACAGCCTCTGGAACTGTGACGTACTCCCAGGGGTCATTGAGTAGCACATCAGGAACGGCGATTACGGCATGGACAACTAGTGCCACAACATCAAATAATGATTATCTTGATTTACGATTAATTAGAACTTCAACGGGTTCTGATTGGACCAGTGCCGCTCACCGTATCCAACGTCTCGTAGATGTAACACGGATGGGATACATTCAATTTTCACCTAGCCAAGGTGTAGAAATTGGGTATAACAACACTAGTTATTTGCATGTACACGGAACTAACGGTATAATTTACGCCGACCTGCCGATTAGTTCTACGCAGTCTTTTTCGGCCACCAACGCAAGCACCAATCAAACGAACTATGTCAAACTGGCTAACAGAGCGAACGACAGCAATGCAACATTGTTCGGCTACACCGCTTACGGTGGCTTGCGAACAAGTTGTGGATACAACTTTGGAATTTCGTGGATTAGCACGGGTGCATCCTCGGGTTTTGATGGGTTCACACCTAATGCTCACGCCGTCTTTTTGGCAGGCACAACAGTTTCGGGTGACATTCGCTCTAACTCAACAACAAGCACTTCGTACAATACAACTTCCGACTACCGTTTGAAGAAAGATATTGTTGATATTGATGACGGAATTGAACTAATTCGCCAACTAAAACCAAAGCGTTTCAAGTTCATTGATGACCCTGCCGAAACAGTCTTTGACGGGTTTTTGGCTCATGAAGTGCAGGACATTGTTCCTGTTGCCGTGTCCGGTGCCAAGGATGCCGTCGGTGAGAATGGACATCCGATGTATCAACAAATTGATACTTCTTGGATGGTCGCGCTATTGACCGCTGGTATTAAGGAACTTGATGCTAAGGTATCGGAACTTACTCAAAGAATTCAGGAATTGGAGAACCCATGATGGATGACGTACAGATTGATGTAAACAAAATAATTGAATCTCTCTCAACGCAGATTGCTCAGCAAGCGCAGAGAATCGCTGTTCTGGAAGCCAGTGTTGGTTCGTTAAAAGAAGCATTGGCTACGGCTCGGGCAGCAGCAAAACCGTCAAACGATTAAGCCAACCGTCAAGGGGTGGCACCGTTAGGTAATGCTGTATTATTGAACTGCGCCCTGGAGGATGTCGTATGGACACCATAAAACTGCCAATTGAGTACAATGTCAATGGGTTTAATAAACTTATTGATGGTACTGACGATTTTTTTAAGCAGTTATTATCCATAACTGCACGCCTTGAGCCGGGAGTGCAAGTTGTTTATCCAGAATTTGGTGTTTTTGACCCAACATTCAATACCGCGGATAGGGGAAAGTTCCTGATTAACGCCGCACGGTACGTTCCCGAGGTACGAATTGTCGCTATCGAAAATATTGAGACAGAAGAAGGTCAGTCCTTCTCATTTACATTCGTGAGGCGGTCGTAATGCCTGCAGATTTTTCCCAATACGTCAACTTGAGAATTCATGACGTTGAGGCCGCATCTCTGTATCGTCAGATGATTGAAGTTGCTCGCACCGTCATGCCCGAGTTTAATCTCCGTCGTGGTACCGTCGAGGACTCGATATTCCAATCAATGGCCTATACGGCATCAATTGCCACTAATGCAATCAACAGGGTCCCTGATGGAATCATGCAGGGGATAGTTTCCCTTTTCGGCTTCTCACGCAACTTTGGAACTCGCGCAGTAATAACAGCCACAGTCACCCTGTATGGCACTTCTGGTGGTGTGATTCCTGTTGGAACACAATTCCGCTATAGGTACACAGATGCCGCGAATGGCACATTCACGGATTTCCTGTTTGTAGCATCGGAAGATACAGTAATTCCTGCTTCAGCGACTCCAACTGGAACAATTACGCTTACCTGTGATTCATTTGGTGAACTTCCAGCACCAGCAATAGGGGCAAATCTATTCCCGATAAGTGTCGATAGTGACATTGATACGGCAGTCGTGTTGACGTTTGCGAACGGAACCAATGCTCTTACTGATTCAGAATATCTAGACAGCGCTAAAACATTCTTGGAGTCAATTTCCACAACGTACGTAACCGCAAAGCAGTTAGAGGCGGCAATTCTTTCATACTTCCCATATGTATCTCGCTGCAAAGTTTTTGACTTAATGGATTTGAGCGCAGATAGGGGAGTGTCCGTTTTCTTGCCAGATACGTCAAAGAATGTTTCCTCTTCCGCCTACAAGGGAAATATTGCCATATTCGTTTATGGTTTCGGTCGCACCATTACCGCTTCAGAACTGAGCAGTATTCAGTCCTTTGCGGCCACATCATCGATGGCCGGACTTGACATT